GGTCTTGCGATAGGTGAACCATCACTACCAATTGAAACACCAAAGACCGCTGATGTAGACCCAATCCAAGCAACTTGTCTTGCAGAGAATGTTTATCATGAATCTAGAAATCAAGGAACTGCTGGTTGGAGTGCAGTTATTTCAGTAACAATGAATAGAGTAAAGGACAAAAGGTTTCCAAATACCATTTGTGAAGTGGTTAAACAAGGACCTACAAAAGAGTCTTGGAAACAAAATGGAACTTACTACCCTATTAAACACAAATGTCAATTTTCATGGTACTGTGATGGTAAAAAAGATATAATTTATAAAAAAGATGCAAAGTTATATAAAGAGATATACAATCTATCATATGTATCTTTGATTAAAGATATTACAATACTAGACATTACCGATGGTGCAACTCATTATCATGCAGATTATGTAACACCAGCATGGGCTCAAACTAAAACAAAGACTATAGAAATCGGTGACCACATATTTTATAAATGGGAGAAGTAAATGATTTATAATGACACTTTAGAAGTATTTTGGCGAAGAGCTGCAAGTTTGTATAAAGCACATCAAAAGGCCAAGGATCCAGACATGAAAAGAATATGGGAAGATAAACTACAATCGCTTATGCAGAAAGTTAAAGAGGTTGACAAAAAGGAATTAAACTGATATAATACTGATATGAATATATTTTATTTACATAATGATACAAAAACTTGTGCTGAACTTCACGTTGATAAGCACGTGGTCAAAATGATTGTCGAATATGCACAATTACTATCCACAGCAAAACGAATGACAGACGGCATTAAATATGAAGCAAAATCAAAAACAGGCAGACGAGTACAAAGGTATAGACTAGAAAATGCAAATGAAGAAGCAACAATTTATAAAGCGGTACATTACCACCACCCTAGTGCTGTGTGGGCTCGTTCTTCTTCTCAGCATTATAACTGGTTGTACTCATTGTTCACCGAGCTTGGACGGGAATATACACACCGATATAAAAAAGAACACAGTACTATTAAACTGCTCGAGGACCTTTTAAAACACCCACCAGTTAATTTAAAAGACAATGGTTGGGTAGAACCACCACCTGCCATGTCTCATTATCCTCAATGCATAGTGCCTGGTGATAGTATTCAATCATATAAAAACTACTATATAGAAGCAAAAGCTTATTTTGCAAAGTGGACATCTAGACCAACACCAGTATGGTTTAGTGAAGCAGTAGAATGAATCTAGAGGACGCCCTAGGGCGTCAAAGGAGAAATATGGGCGATAGAGACAATTTTTAGGGGGTACTATCGTACTAAGACAGCTGTAAAGACCGCCTAGCGGGCGGTTATGAGACTACAATTTAGGAGATAAACATGAATGATGAAGAATTTGAACTTTTTATGAAAGATGAACATTTTATGAGTGATAAAGAATTTAAACTATTAAATAAACAAATGAGTCAAATAGAAAAGATTATCAATGCCAACATATAGATTTAAAAACTTAAAAACAGGTAAAGTTTACGAAGACTTCATGTCTATCTCAGACATGGAAAAACTCAAAGATGATAAGACTGTAAAACTAATGACACCGACTCAAATGAATATTGTATCAAGTGTCGGTAGTGTTGATAGTCATACTGATAATGGTTGGAAAGAAAATATGGCTAGAATTTCAGAAGCACATCCTACTAGTCCACTTGCTGAACGATATGGTAAAAAAAGTGTCAAACAATCTCAAACTGAAAACATAGTAAAAAAACATAGAGACCGTAAGTCTAAAGGCAAAGGAAGATAAATATAAATGATACTATCGAGAAACTTCAACACGCCAGGCGATGGTCATAAGTTGAGGAGTCAATCCGATACTGTATTAAATGTGTGTAGCTACACCAACTAAAGGAAACGTATATGGCAGACTTCGATTTTTTAGATGGATTTGAAGGTGACGGTGATTGGGGTTTTACCTCGGTCAAAGAAAAACCATCAGAAGAACAATCTAAACAAACAGAAACAGTAGTAAAACAAACAGCAGATAGTACTGCCAAGGCAGTTTCTAGCGATATAGTAGGTAAATTAGATACTAAACTAGATAGAGTTTTATCTCTAATTAGTTCTACTAAGACAGCAGTAAGTGAGAAGAATCAAACTGAATTAGAGATTGCTAAAAAGCAAATGGATGATGAATATGATTTGAGAAAAGATAATTTGGGCAAAGAACAAAAAGAAAAGTTTGCTCAATTAGAAAAACTTATAATACCATTATTAATTAAATTAGCAAAATCACCAGAAGCTTATATACATTGGCCTAACAGAGCTCAAGTAATTGAAGCTCAAGTTAAAAAGATAATAGCAATCACAAGGGGAAAATAATGAAAAGTAATTATGATGAATGTTTGAAAACAATCTTACACCATGAAGGTGGTTATGTAAATCACCCTAAAGACCCAGGTGGCGAAACAAACCTAGGTGTTACAAAAAGAGTTTATCAAGAACATGGTGGCACTAAAGATATGAAAGATTTATTAGTTGAAGATGTAGCACCAATATACAAAAAAGGTTATTGGGATAGAATGAAAGGTGATGATTTACCTAGTGGTCTAGACCTATGTGTATTTGACTTTGGTGTAAATGCAGGACCTGGTCGTGCAGCTAAATTCTTACAATCAATGATTGGCACCACAGTTGATGGTGGCATTGGTCCTAATACTTTGGCAAAAGTTGAAGAATATATCAGAGAAAATGGTGAACATGAATCTGTAAAAAAATATCAAGAAATGAGACAAAAGTATTACGAACAATTATCTACTTTTGATACTTTCGGTAAAGGTTGGACTAGACGAGTTGAGGAAACTACGAAATTAGCGCTTGACATTATCTAGAAAACCTGTTATAATATATGAAAGTCTAAGTTAAATAAACAGGAATTATTATGAACAAAATGAACGCCTTTCTAAATGACAAATACGATATGAAATCGTTTAGTCATGTTCCACTAACAACTGAATTACCAGAAATACATACTGAAACAATCAATAGAAAAAGATACTATGTTACACCAGAGGGTAAAAAGTATCCTTCAATTACAACAGTTTTATCAGGTAGAAATAGTGAAGGTCTAGTTAAATGGCGTGAGTCAGTTGGTAATGATGTTGCGAATCAGATAATGAGAACTGCAGCTAAAAGAGGTACTGCTGTACACCAATTAGTTGAAGACTATTTAAATAATGAAGAACTATCTAATCAAGATGTTTTACCTACAGCACTATTCACTATACTCAAACCTGAGTTAGACAACATAAATAATATTAGAATACAAGAAGGCGGTCTATACAGCGACTCTTATGGTGTTGCAGGTCGTGTTGATTGTATTGCCGATTACAAAGGTGAATTATCTGTAATAGATTTTAAAACTTCTACTAAAGAAAAGAAAGAAGAATGGATAGAAAACTATTTTATTCAAGGTTCTGCCTATTGTGAAATGTACGAAGAACGATTTAATCAATCAATAGATAGGGTTGTAATTCTTGTAGTTACTGAGAATGGTGGTATACAAACATTTACAAAGTCAAAACAAGATTATTTACCTTTATTAAAAACAGCAATAAAGGAATTTAACGAAAAGAATGAATCAAACACTTAAAAAAATAGTTGGTGTTGGTGTAGTTGCTTTATTATTCTATGTAATATCTATTGATTTACTTGCAGACACATCAGGTGAAATGATAAAACAAGATATACCTGTTTATTGTGGTGAGACTGGCTTTGTATTTGATGTTTCAACAAAAACAATGGAAGAATCACAAATATTAATAGGTGAAGCAAGACTAGAAGGTTCAGACGCAAGTGATATTGTAGGTATATTATCTTTTGGTCATAATGCTAAAAATAATACTGGCACTTTTTTCATGACAATACCAGAAGGCGGAATAAATTATGAAAGTGTAACTTGTGTATTAGGTTATGGTATGAACTGGAAGTTTTTTGATAATAACGGCTTTCAAATTAATTTTAAATCTTCCATATCACCTGATATCACACAAGATTAATGCTTGACATCAGGTCAATAACCTGATATAATATGGTAACATGAATAATTACATACAAATTTATAAAGATGTTTTAGACCCGAGCTACTGCAAAGATTTAATTCATAGGTTTGAAAAGAATAAAGAACATCATGAGACACATGACCAAGGACCTATGTCATTCACACAAATTAATTTCAATCAACATTTAGAATATCAAGAAGATATAGACCAACTATCAAATGTTTATAAAAAATATGTAAACAAGTATAGAAAAGATTGTGCCATACATTCAACACAATGGCCTCAACAATATGCTTTTGAGCAAATCAGATTAAAAAGATATTTAGCAAACGATAAAGACGAGTTTGCACCTCATGTAGATTCAATCAATATTGAGTCTGCCAAAAGATTTTTAGTATTTTTTATATATCTAGAAGATAATGAAAGAGGTGAAACTAACTTTCCCCAATTAGGCCTAGCATCACCATGTAAGCAAGGCTCTATGTTAATGTTTCCACCTTTATGGCCATGGGTTCATGCAGGTATGAAACCAGTTGATAAACCAAAATACATGATAGGGAGTTATTTACATTACACATGAGCATAATTACACCAAATAAATTTGCTTTACTTGTTGAAGATATAGTAAGAAAAAAAAGAGTTAGTTATATGGACGCTGTGATTATGTATTGTGCAGAGAACCATATAGACCCTTCAACAACAAAGTCTATGATTAACAAAAGTCTTAAAGAAAAGATAAAATATGAGGCACAAGGTCTTAATATGTTAAAAGAAAAAGAAGCACAGTTACCAATATAAGGAGACAATATATGACATTAACAGAAGTGATAAAAACTGTAATAACAACATTAGGAATATTTGCAATACTATGGTTGTTAGGAATATTTGAGGGGTAGAAGTGAATGGTTTCGAAGTATATAAAATCTATTTGGCAATCAAACTCCACTTCACGAGTAAAAACCAATCTTACGACTTTCATAAACACAACGGTAGAACGACTGCAAGATTGGAAACATTTACTAAAAGAAGGGATAGGTATTTCTTTCATAAGCTTTCTAAATCTTATAATGATAAGTCTATTGTTGATTACTTCCTTAGTAACTTTGTTTCTAATACTAACATATGGGTTGGTGACATCATTGGCAAAACTGGTGACGAAACTTACAAACAATGGTCGAAAAAATTAGAAGCATTACATTATTATTATGAACAAGATATTGATTATATTATAGAGAGAATGTCAACAAAAGATATAAAGTTTAACGATTTATTTTTATCAGTAGATGGTCAACATCCAACTATTGTGAAAATGTTTTTATCAAAGAAAATAAACTTTGAGACATTGATAATACTAGATGACATACTAAAGTTTACAAAAAAACTAAACAAAGATATTACAGAAAAGGTATTGTGGCCTAAACTATTTGATAGAATGAAAAGATATAAACCTTTTTTATCATACAATATTACAAAGTATAAAATATCATTGAGAGATAAAATTAAAGAACATGGATAAAGAAAACTTTATATTAGGATTTCAAATAGATAATGATAAATTATTAGATGGTCTTATTGACTATCATAAAAATAATCATGAGTACAAATATAAAAGTGAACAGACTACCCATGATATAGAAACTAAAGCATCAACCGATGTTAATATTCAATTTGTATCTAATAATAAATTTATCAAAGAATATACTAATCATCTTATAGGTGGGTTAAAGGCATATCATCAAAAGTATAAACACTTTAATCCTGAGTTATGTATTCAAGAAGGTTTTAATATACAACATTATGGACCTGGTCAAGGATATAAAAGATGGCACAACGAAAGAGGTGAGTATCAAATAAATCAGAGAGCATTAGTTTTCATGACATATTTAAATGATGTGCCTGATGGTGGGGGAACAGAATTTGCATATTATCCAGAGTTAAAAATAAAAGCAAAAAAAGGTTTAAGTTTATTATGGCCTACTGATTTTACACATACTCATAGAGGTATTATTTCTCAACATGAAAAATATATTATCACAGGTTGGTTTCATCATCTTGGTGTTGCAGAAACTAAAGCAACTATACTAGACAAGATGAAAAGGAGTAAATAATGAGTGATGTAAAAGTACAAGTACACACATTAGGTGAAATAATTGTTAAGTTTGAAATGCCTAAAAAGTTTATTGATGATATTAATAATGTCTTTGATGAAAAAAAATCAACAGCGATAGATTGGTCTACTCAACTTGCAGGTAAAATTAAAAAAGAAAAACTAGTCAATCATTTATTAAGTGATGATATGAAAATTGTTTTTCAATCATGTTTTCAAGAATATATGAAAAGGTGTGGAACAACATTAGTTCAATCACATCAGACAGTTTTAGATAACGCTTGGATAAATGATATGTTTGCAGGAGAATATAATCCTGCTCACTTTCATGCAAGTAAAAATAGTTTAGTAGGTCTTTCATCTGTTTTATTTTTAAAAACACCAGACACATATGGTGAAGAAATAATTAATCCTAAAACTCCATCAAATGGACATTTAGAATTTATAGGTGGTGCTCAACACTCATTATCAATATCACAATTTAGAACAAGTCCTAAAGTAGGCGACTTCTTTGTATTTCCGTACACACTAGTACATACTGTTTATCCATTTAGTGGTACAGACCAAATGAGAAGAACATTATCATATAATTGTGATATAGTGCCTAAATCATTGGTAAAAGCAAAGTAATGAATGACGCAGAAAAAATAAGTCAGGAATTGATGGCTGCTGAAATTACAGAAGGTAGATTTATAAAAGCTAAACGCTGTTATGTTACATCGGAGGGTAAAAGGTATCCTGTGATTACACAAAAAGAATTAGATAAATTTGATAAAAGTGCTTGACAAAGGTCAAGTTTTTTGTTATAATAAGGTATATGCAAAGTAATTTTCATATAAATAATAATGTCGACTAATACAGACAAATACAAATACAATCATACATACAAGGAGATAATATGAATACAAGTATTGCGGCCCTAAAAAGGTCAAAGTCAAATCTAGATACCCTAGTCAGCGAACTAAACAAAGTTGCTGAACCTCAAAAACAACAATCAAACTCATATCAAGATGATAGATTCTGGAAACCAGAACTAGATAAATCTGGTAATGGTTATGCTGTATTGAGATTTT